TATTGTTGCAATAGCTTCACTTGTTGCTGCCGTAACCCCTACTCCTAAAGGAGATAAGTTATTAGCTAAAGTGTATAAAGTTGTAGATTTTTTAGCTTTAAACATCGGCAAAGCTAAAGACAAGTAATGTTTAATGGCTAGAAAAACGGTAATGGAAGTAGCAGCACATATAGAACGACATGAAGCCGTATGTACTGAACGTTGGCTAGAGACTATTAATCGTATTAAACGATTAGAGTTTTTTGTTATTGCTACCTTAGTTACATTATTATTAAGTGCTGGGGCTGTATTGGCTGAGCAATTATTTTAGGGAGATGGAATGCCTTTTCAAAAATTTCTATTTCGACCAGGAATCAACAAAGAAGGAACCGACTACAGCAATGAAGGCGGTTGGTTTGATTCTAATTTAGTTCGATTTAGAAAAAATCTACCTGAAAAAATAGGAGGGTGGACTAAAAATACTTCCAATACGTTTCAATCAACGTGTCGAGCACTTCATGCTTGGGTTGATTTAGAAAGTACAAAATACTTAGGATTAGGAACTACTTGGAAATATTATATTAAAGAAGGGGATGTTCTTACCGACGTTACTCCCATACGAGCGACTACAACTAATGGTATTGTATTTGCAGCAACTGACGGATCTTCTACCATAACTGCAACAGATTCTACCCATGGAGCAGTAGTTAATGATTTCGTTACTCTTTCAGGTGCCGTCTCGTTAGGAGGTTTAGTAACCGCCGCAGTTTTAAACCAAGAATATCAAATAACAGGTGTTCCTACTGCGAATACTTATACGTTTACCGCCAAAGACACCGACGGAGATACTGTCACAGCTAACTCTAGTGACTCAGGAAATGGAGGATCAGGAGTAGACGGAGCGTATCAAATTAATGTTGGTCTTGATGTGTACGTTCAAAGCACAGGTTGGGGATCTGGTTTATGGGGAGAAAGTACTTGGGGAAGCGCTAACGCTTTAAGTGCTAGTAACCAATTACGATTGTGGTCTCATGATAACTTTGGTGAAGATTTAATTAGTAATGTAAGGGCGGGTAATCTTTTTTATTGGGATGAATCTTCAGGATTAAATAACCGAGCTGTTGCTTTAGCTGATATTGCAGGAGCAAATCTTTGTCCTACAAAAGCCTTAACAGTTTTAGTTAGTGATATCGACAGACACGTTATAGCGTTTGGAGCAGACCCTTTAAACACAGGAAATACTGCCAGAACAGGGGCATTAGATCCTATGTTTATTTGTTGGAGTGACCAAGAAAATGCAACAGACTGGGAACCCAAGGCAACTAACACCGCAGGTTCTTTTCGATTATCCGCGGGTTCTTTAATAGTAGGCGCTACTAGGGCTAGACAAGAAACGTTAATCTGGACAGATACGTCACTGTATTCTATGACTTTTGTTGGTCAGCCGTTTACTTTTTCTGTGAATTTAGTAAACGAAGGTGTGGGATTAATTGGACCAAATGCACATATAAACACGCCTAAAGGTGTGTTTTGGATGGATAAAAAAGGGTTCTATAGCTATAACGGAGCTGTAGCAGATATTCCATGTACTGTTCAAAATTATGTATTTAGTGATATTAATGAAGGACAAACTTACCAAACTTTTGGGTTTTTAAATAAAGAATTTGATGAAGTAGGTTGGTTTTATTGTTCGAGTGATTCTACAGTTATCGATAGGTACGTCACTTATAACTATGATGAACAAGTTTGGGCTATTGGGCAACTTACTCGCTCGGCATGGATTGACGAAGGTATTTTTAATGACCCTATTGCTGCTTACACAACTTCTGATGTAGGGTATCTGTACAACCAAGAGTCAGGTAATGACGATGACGGATCTCCTATGGATAGCGTGTATATAGAATCTAGTGATTTTGATATAGGGGAAGGAGAAGAATATCAATTTATCAGTGAGATTATTCCTGATATTAAATTTACAGGTTCGGGGGATGACCAAACTATTAACGTAGTTTTAAAGAAAAGAAACTACCCAGGAGAATCTTTAACAACTTCTTCTACTACAAACTGCACTTCCACAACAACAAAAATTCAAACTAGGATGAGAGCTAGACAGGCTGTTTTGCGAGTTGAATCTGATGATGATGGAGAAACTTCTGCAAGATCTGGTGTTGGTTTTAGAATTGGTGCTACTCGTATGTCTCTTCAGCCAAACGGTAAACGGTAATGTCTAAACTATTAGAAACTAAACTTCCTGTTGCTATTGGAGAAATTTCTCCTGAAACTTTTAATCGGTTAGTTCGAGTATTGGAACTTAGTTTAAATAGTGTAGATGTAGATGCGACTCAAACAGTTAATTTTACACAACGAGATTCTAATAAATTTAATGACGGTGATATTATTTGGAATAAAGCCAGTAGTCAACTTCAACTTTGGGCAGGAGCAAAATGGATAAATCTTTACAAAGGAACCGAAGACGGAGTAGAAGCGGTTGGTGGTTTAGGAAATCTCAGTATTTCAACAAATGGAAACACAACAGTAAGCTTGTCGGGCGGTTCGACGGGTTGGGACACAGACACGTATTACACATGATCGATAAAAATAAATTAATTAAAGAACTTATTATGGATGAGGGGTATAAAACAGAAACTTATGAAGACCACCTTGGGTTTCTTACACTAGGGGTAGGTCATTTAGTTTTAGATACAGACCCTGAAATAAATAAACCAGTTGGAACACCTGTTTCAGAAGAACGTATTCAAGAATGTTTAAATGACGATATTGATACTGTGTGTAACGAGTTAGATCGAAACATGTCTTGGTGGAGAGGGCTTGATGGAATTAGACAAAGAGCTCTTGCTAATATGTGCTTTAATTTAGGATATCCTAGACTTAATAAATTTGTTAAGTTTATTGCAGCTATGCAAAAAGGAGACTGGAAAACAGCAGGAGAAGAAATGATGGATAGCAAATGGGCTACTCAAGTTGGAAACAGAGCAGTTAGATTACAACAAATGGTGATACAAGGTGAAAAGTAAAAAGACACATAAAACTAAAGACGGCAGAACAGCTAAAAAAGGTTTGTGGTACAACATGAACCAAAGAAAAAAAGCTGGAACAAGTAGACCAGGAAAAGGAACTGTCAGCGATAAAGCTATTAAACGTTCTAGAAAAACAACTAAAAAGAAATAATGGCGGCTAAGCGTAAAGAAAAATCTATACGGAGGACTACAAAAGGAAAAGGAGCTAATTATCGTAAGACTAAGTCTGGCGCGGGCATGACAGCAAAAGGTGTAAAAGCTTATAGAAAAAAGAATCCTGGGTCTAAATTAAAAACCGCCGTAACGGGCAAAGTAAAAAAGGGCAGTAAAGCTGCAAAACGACGTAAATCATTTTGTGCTCGGTCTAAAGGTTGGACAGGAGAAAGAGGCAAAGCTGCTAGAAAAAGATGGAAATGTTAATATGAAAGGTGTAAAACATTACAAAAAAGACGGGTCATTACATAAAGGGGGTATGCACAAGATGCCAGACGGTTCGTTGCATTCTGGTAAGTCTCATGGTAAAACAAGCCAAAAATTGTTTCATTACGGTGAGTTAAGTAAAAAAGGAAAAGATAAAGCTAAAGATTCTTGGAAAAGATAATAAACGGAGATGTTGAAATGTACGAATATAAATGTGAAGTTAAAAGAGTGGTTGACGGTGACACTATGGATGTTATTCTTGATCTTGGGTTCGATATCTTGCATGCTTGTCGGGTTCGTTTATCTGGTATTGATACGCCCGAGTCGAGGACTAGGGACTTGGATGAAAAAGCACGAGGTAAACTCAGTAAAGCTTTTCTTAAAGAAAGTATTAAAGGAAAAAAGGTTGTATTAAAAACCAAGCTTAGTGACTCCAGGGGAAAATTTGGCAGAGTCATAGCTGAAGTTTGGGCTGAGTTTGAAGAAGGTTCTTTAAGAAATGTTAATGAATTAATGATCCAAGAATGTCACGCAGTTGTCTATAACGCAGAAAACAAAGCGTTAGTGTATGATGCGCATATGGCTAATAGAGCTTTATTAATAGAAAAAGGACTATTCGTTCCTGTGGAGAAATAACATGAAACTAGGTGGATTATTAAAAACTGTTGTTGGAGCTGTTGCTCCTACACTAGGTACTGCTTTAGGTGGACCAATGGGAGGCATGGCTGCCAATATGATAGCTGAAGTATTAGGTGTTCCTAATACTCCAAAGGCTATAGAAAAAGCCATAGCTGAAGCAACACCAGAACAAATGATTGAGCTTAAACAAGCAGAGCAAGCTTTCGAAATACAAATGAAAGAACTTGACGTAGATGTATTTAAACTTGAAACAGCAGACATTCAAGACGCTAGAGGTAGGTTTTCCAAAGATTGGACAGCTCGCATAATGGGTATTGTGGTTGTTGGTGGATTCATGGGGTATATATTCCTGGTTACTCTTCAACCACCCGAACAAAACAGCGAAGCTTTAATTAATCTTGTTCTTGGTTATTTGGGTGGGTTAGCCTCTGCTATCATTAGTTTTTATTTTGGAGCTTCTAACTCAACTAAAGACTAATGGAACAAGCCGTTCAATTAATCAATGAGGTTGGTTTTCCGATTGCTGCTGCTCTTGGTTTAGGTTTCTTTATTTGGAAACTAATCAACAGAATCATAGACGGCATGGAAACTAAATTAGACGTTTTAGACGAGAAAGTCGCTGTCCAGATTGCCGCAATGGAAGAAAGATTAGGTGGTAAGTTGGATTCACAACATGGAATTTTAGTAGCTTTAATAGACAGAGTTCGTAGTTTAGATAATGAGATTATTAGACAGGACACCATGATTAAAACTATACTAGGAGTGCCTAATCTTATTAATATAGATAAGATAGCAAAGGCAGATAGAGATGACCAAAGAAAAGACTGATGACTAAACAATCTGATGTTATGGTTGTTGTAGGACTGGTGTGTGTGTTGGGTGTAGTTGCTTTTAATATCACCGCTTCTCCTATTGTCCATGAATTTAAGAACCCTAGTTTTAGTGGGATAGCCGCATCTGCGCATTATCTTACGATAGACGAACAAGAAACTAAAAGACGTGATGAGTTAGCAGAAAAGATACAGTCAGAACTAGATGAAATACAACGAGAGATAGACAACAGTACTCTTAATAAGTTTTTAAATAACTTGCAAAGCAGAATATTCAGTAACTTATCCAGAGACATCAGCGACATGCTTTTCTCAGAAGACGGCGGGTCAGGTGGAACAATAGAGTTAGAAGGCAATAGCATTAGTTTCTCTAATGACGGCGAGTATATCACACTTACTGTTATAGATGAAAACGGCACTATTACTGAAATTGTAATCCCGATTGGGATATTTGGAGTATGTACCGCAGACTGTGGTGTTTAATACTCCTAGGAGTAATGGTAGGTTGTGCTTCTTTTGCACCACCTAGGTCAGAAGATTGTCGTCTTATTGGTATTACTTGTCCTGAAGACGCTAGGGTAGAGAGAGTAACTTTACAAAAATTATTAGACTTACCCCCACCTAAACAAAAAGCAGTTATAGCTATCTACGAATTTAAAGACCTTACGGGGCAAAGAAAGCCTTCGAATAAAATGGCGTTGTTTAGTACCGCAGTTACTCAAGGGGCAGAAAACTATTTAATACAAGCTTTTCAAAGCGCAGGTAATGGAGAATGGTTTACTCTTGTAGAGCGTGGTGGACTTAATAATCTTACAAAAGAACGACAATTAATTAAAAGCACCCGACAAACGTATGATGGAGAAAAAGGTAATACTTTAAAACCTATCCTATTTGCGGGTATAATCATAGAAGGAGGCATTGTTTCGTATGAGTCAGACATTAAGACAGGAGGAAATGGTGCAAGGTATTTGGGTATTGGTAATACAAACCAATACCGAAAGGATGATGTGACAGTAGCAATGAGAGCTGTATTAGTTCAAACAGGCGAAATCATGTTAAACACGACAGTTAGTAAAACTATACTGAGTGCAGGAGTTAGTAGAGATGTTTTTAGATTTACAG